AGATGGTATGGCCGTAAAAATTTAGGAACAGGAATACTTCGAAATTTGACCGACGGTGGTGATGGAAGTTATAATACAATGCCATCAGAAAAAAGAAAATTGGCTTGTATTAAATCTAATCAAGAACGAGTATGGACCGAAGAGTCAAAAAATAAACTGCGGAAATTTAATTCGGGAAAGAAGCAAACTGCCGAATCTAATGTTAAACGAAGCCAAACTCTTAAAGGTAGAGTGTTCACCGAGGAGCACAAACTAAGGATAAGCCAAGGTCAAAAAGGTAGAGTGCAGTCTGCTGAAACTAGGGCAATTATTAGTGCAAAGAAACGGGCACGAGATTTGGCCCGTAAATTACTTAAGATTTAACCAATTACCCAGGTAAGTGGCTGACTTGCATCCACATACATTTTGAGTTCTTCAATTTTGGCATCCATAATGGCTTGCCCTTCCGACTTCATGGCGGCACCGTTTAGTTGTCCGCCGCCTTGTGGTCCAGCAATGGTTGAAAACTTTTCACGTGCTTCACCAATGATCATTTTACAAGCACCTACCATGTAGTCCCGGATCCATTGTTGGATTTGGTAGTCGCTTAACAACTGGATTTCAGGTTTGGTTTGATAAACCCAAAGCAGGACATTTTCGCCAGTGCCTTTTGGGTCACGAATTAACTGAAGTTTCTTTGTGACAGGATTCCAGGTGTAGTTCATGTATGCGCCAAACATACGTCCAGCAAGTTCAACATACTGGCTATAAAAGTCATATGTGGCAAGTCCACCTGCCACGTTGAAGTTCATGAGGTACACATTGATTGAGGCCTGTGCAAACGGATCAAAGTTTGATGCAAATGGTCCTGTTGAATCACCAAATGTTCTGCGGAATATTTGACGTACACTATACACTTCTTGGGGCAAGGTGTAGATGTTTAGATCACGAATCAACTCCATAAAGATGTATGCTTCTTCATAGGCGTTTTGCGCACGTTGACGATACACACCTAGAGTGCGTTGATATGCCGCTTCGTAGTGTGCAGGATCTAATTCAAGATCAATAATTTGATCACCCATGGTTAATTTGCAATACTCAATAAGGTTTTGCTTTAACTCAGGTAGTAGGTTTTGTTCAGCCATTGGGGAGACTCCGTTCCCCCTTATTTACCAGGCTTTGAGTATGATCAAGTTCTCAGTGCCCCGGGCATTCCAAGGTGTTTCTGTAGTAGTTAAATCCTTGTAGATCTTACGTGCCGCTGGCTTGCCTGCGGCCTGTATAGCCCGGACTACGTCTGCAGGTTTACGCACAGTTTTTTGTAGCGTTTCTACGGTACTGTAACCAATAACACTATTGTTTTTAATAGTAAACGCCTGTGTATGGCTGTCTGCTACTACGTGGATCAGTTTGCGTTTCTTGGTATCGTACAACCAGGCCTCGGCCTTGTCTACTAAACTTGCGGCTGGCAATCCTTTGAGTTTGAGTTCCACAAACTCTGCTGTGTGTTTGAACTTTGCGGCACGTTTTTCTGGAGGCACTGCCCGGACCTTGCGTGGCTTGCGTTCCACTTTTTTGATCTGTACATAAGCACCGCAGTCATTGATCACTGCTTCACAAAACTTCACGCAATTGCGCAATTGGATCTTGGTCAGGTACGAGTATGCTTCTACCAACAATGGGTCCTTGCCTTCCACTGCCGCTTCAAACTCTGCCAGTTTGCGTTTCCAACGATTGGAAATTTCACTGATCATTTGTGGCACCACGTTCATGCCACGGATTACCATGATAGGCTTGTAGTCCGCTGACATCTTGGCGCCTGCTGTCATAAACTCGTCAAACATGGCTTCTAGTTCAGCCGCACACTCTCCGACCTTTTCTCTCAGGCGATCTTGTATGTTTGGCTTAGCCGGGCCTTCTGAAGCAGGCTCAGATTCCGCCTCAACTGTTTGTTTGCTGGTCAAAATTTCTTTGAGCAAATTGTCCAGTTTGATCTGTTCTGTTTCGCTCAGTTCCAGGCCCACCATTTTCATGCGGCACAACCAGCCTGTGGTAAGGCGTATGGCCGAATCTGGAATACTTTTTAGTACTCGCACATCTGCCTTGCGATCCTGTGACTCCAAATAGTTCACAATCATGTCACGAGCATCTTTTTTGCCATAAAAATAGTTGTACCAGGAGAATGCTTTGCTCAGGGCACTGATGCGATTTTCTGTGGGTTGTGTTTTCCACGGAGGCTCCCCACCCATGACATTGGTATCAGAACTACGGGGGTTCAGCAGTCGAACGGGTTTCATCTGGGCTCCTTTAGTGGTAATACAGTAATTATAGCACTTTGGGATATAATGGTCAACCGCCCATAAATACTTGACTATGCCACGCCTAAGTTTATACAGACCTAACAGAACCCGCGATTACCAATTTTTGGACCGCATCATAAGTGAGCAATACACTGTGGGTGGCCTCGACATTTTTATCCACAAATACATGGGACCGCAAACTGGCGGCGAAGATTCGGCATTTTCCGGCAACGGTGATGCTACCCAACCCATCTACGACACGCTGGATCCGTTGAACATTCAAGATTTGCTGTTGTTAGAAAACCGTGACAGAATATATGATCAGGATGTTTATGTCATGCGTGGTGTTTACAATCACCAAGACATTGACTTTGACCTGACACAGTTTGGCTTGTTTCTCAACAACGATACGCTGTTTATCACATTCCATTTCAACGACATGATTGACAGCCTGGGACGCAAAATCATGAACGGCGATGTGTTGGAAGTGCCCAACTTGAAAGATTACTATCCGCTGAACCAGGCTATACCCCAGCCCTTGCCTCGTTACTATGTGGTGCAGGATGCTGACTATGCCACAGAAGGTATGAGTCAAACTTGGTTGCCACACACCTGGCGTGTGAAAGCAACGCCAATGACCAACAATCAAGAGTTCAAAGACATACTGAAAAAACCAGTTGTGTCAGAAAATATCTGGGACAACGGCAATTTCTATCCCACTGGCTGGATTACCAACTACGGCGATGTGTACTATCAGGCCCGACAAAACGTACCTGCTGGTACAGACATTACGAACACTGACTACTGGCAATTGTATACTCCGCTTACACAAAGTGATGTATTCAGTACTCGTCCCAAAGATAATGAAATCAACGATGCCATACTCACACAAGCAGATGTGGAAGTTCCGTTGTCTGGCTACGATGTTAAACCGCTGTATGTTGTACCTACTTTGGACAATGGTCAACCGGCCAATCCGATTGGATTGACCAACCAGAGTCTTGACACAGTGGACGGCACTCAAGGTGGCATGAATGTCACACCACGAGCAGATGGTTATACCGTGGGCTACTTGACTGGCGACGGTGTTCCTCCAAACGGATTGCCAGTTACGAGTGGAGTACAATTCCCGCTGGGGGCTGTGGCCGGCGATTACTGCTTGCGAGTAGATTACTTCCCCAATAGGCTGTTCCGCTACGACAGCCGACGTTGGGTCAAAATTGAGGACAAAGTGCGTACCAATCTCAACAACGGGCCCGCCAATGATACTTTACGGTCAGGCTTTGTGAACAATACATACACTACGTCCACAACAGATCTTGGCAATATCCCACAACGTCAGAGTCTCAGCCAGATACTCCGTCCACGTGCTGACAACGGAGACCAGAAAGGTTTCCAAGACCCTAATCCGCCACCTGATACACAACCGGGCCAGAAATCGAGTTAAACAATGCAACAATTTTTTTATGATGACGCATAAATAAAGTTATGCATATATACAAAATAACCAATCTGGTAACTAACAAAATTTACATTGGACAAACCATACAGAAAAATCCAAAAATGCGATGGTATAGTCATCAAGCCGATGCCCGCGAAGGCAAGAACACTCATCTTTATAATAGCATGAGAAAATATGGTGTTGATAAATTTTCATGGGAAGTAATTGATTCTGCAGACAATCTTAATGAGTTAAATCTTAAAGAACAATGTTGGTTAGATGAGTATAGAAAAATCACCGAAGTCTATAACCTAAGAGAAGCCGGGAATAATAAAATTCACAGTGAGCAGTCTAAGGAAAAAATGAAAGAATCTCAGAGACAGGCACATGCTCGTAGAAGAGCCAACGGCACTGATACTTGGGTTCGTCGAGATGGCGGTGCTATGAAAGGGAAAGCACACCCGAGAAAAGGC